GAAATTTTAAGGATGAGTCTGGATCACCTTGAGGATGCTTTTAAGCGCCTGCGTGATCCGGTTAATATCCCAGCAAAAGATCACTGAAAACTGCTGATCAGGCCTACCTCTGATCGCCATTCATCAAGAACGCGCTGGCGCTCCGCTTTGAACCACGATTTGAGGTTTGCATTCGGGTCGAGATATTTTGCGTCTCCCCAGCAATCTCGCGCCCAGCTTAAAAACGAAAAGTCTATCTGAACCTCTCCGCTTCCATCGCATCGGAAGCAATCGTCCAAATATCCCTCTAAAAAGCCGCCATTGTCCCAATCGACAACGGCGCGCTCATACTCAATGCGGCCTTCTCCACCGCATTCAGGGCAAACGTGCCACCTCATGGTGCAACCTCGACGCCGGCCGCCCAAGCGACCAGTTTCCAGAACCATGAGTGTCTGCCGCCCATCACGCCCATGATCAGCGGAAGCATAACAATCGTTAGAATGATCGTATCAATGACGCTTTCTTTATCCATTATCTTCTCCCTTAAATGGTTTATAAAACGCTCATATAAACGCATAATATGTGTTTAATGGATCAATGCAAGCATATATGCGCATAAGTGTTGACGGGCGTCGACGCTTCTGTTAGGATTTTGATAAGTTGAAATTTGTGCGCCTTTGGGGGGCGCTTTTTTTATGTCTGGGATAAATATTGAGTATGTGGACGCGAAGGCGATCACGCCTTATGCGCGCAATAGCCGGACGCATTCGGATGAGCAAATCGCTCAAGTCGCGGCCAGCATCAAAGAGTTTGGATGGACTAACCCAATCCTGATTGACGAGAATAACGTCATAATCGCCGGACACGGCCGCCTGATGGCCGCACAACGGCTTGGGTTTGAGTTAGTACCAACGATCAAGTTAGAGAACCTCACAGAGGCTCAGAAGCGCGCATATGTTATCGCTGACAATAAGTTGGCGCTGAACGCAGGCTGGGACGCCGATATGCTGGCGGTCGAGATCGAAGAGTTGCTGGATCAGGGCTTTGATCTTGATCTGACAGGCTTTGACGGAGATGAAATCGACAAGATATTGGGCGATGCAAACAAAGTTGAGTCGGGCAATACCGATGATGACGATGTGCCTGAAACGCTTGAGTTTGCTGTGTCGGAGATCGGTGACGTCTTTGTGATGGGACGGCATCGGATTGTCTGTGGTGACAGCACAGATATGTCGGTGATCGACAAGTTGATGGTGGCGGATCGCGCTGATTTTATCTTCACAGATCCGCCATGGAACGTGAACTATGGTGCGCAGAAAAACCATCCAAGTTGGAAGCCGCGCACGATCCTAAACGATCACATGGACGACAGTTCGTGGCGGGATTTTTGCACCGGCATCGCAACATCGCTGTTTGCGGCATCAAAAGCAGGCGCGCCGCTTTACTGCGTGATGTCAGCGCAGGAATGGCCGGTGATTGATGATGCGTTGCGCACAGCAGGCTTTCACTGGTCAAGCACGATCATATGGGCAAAGGACACGCTGGTTCTAAGCCGGAAAGACTATCACACGCAGTATGAGCCGATCTGGTATGGCTGGAACGCCGCAGGATCGCGGCTGGTTGCGCTGGAAGACAGAAAGCAAAGCGATCTGTGGCAAATTCAGCGGCCAAAAAAGTCTGATCTGCACCCGACAACAAAGCCGGTTGAATTGATTGAACGCGCGATTGAGAACAGCGCTGTTGCCGGCGGGATTGTGCTGGACTTGTTTGGCGGATCAGGAAGCACGCTGATTGCGGCGGAAAAGACCGGCAGAAAGGCGCGTCTGGCAGAACTTGATCCAAAGTATGTCGATGTGATTGTTCGGCGCTGGCAGGACTTCACAGGGCAAGACGCCGTGCATGAAGAGAGCGGCAGAACGTTTAATGAGATGAGCAATGTCACAGAGCAAGAAAACACCTGAGGTCGTTGAGGCCTTTCTGGATATGATCCGGAATGGTCGTTCATGCGCGCAGGCTTGCAAGCAGGATGGTATGCCTAGCAGTAAAACCATCCAGAATTGGGCGCTGACCGATGCTGAGTTTGCACGCCGATATGAAGAGGCAAAGCAGGATCGTGGCAACTATTATGGCGAGTTGGTTGCAGAGGTCGCATTGGCAGGATTGCAGGGAAAATATAAGGATAGCGCTATGTTGAGAGCGGCTATCGATGGGCTGAAATGGTCTGCGGCAAGGATGGCGCCGAAATCGTTTGGCGATCGCATGGAAGTGTCGCATAGCGCGAATGCGAGTTATGTGGATGCTCTGAAGGCTGTTCAGGGACGGATTGATGGTAGCGCTCTACCTTCTGCACTACGCGCGCGCGAGGCGGAAGAGGGCGATGATTTGCCGGCGTTTCACTAGGTCGTAGATAAAGAGCCTGACGATGCTGGCGGATTCCTGCGGGATAGCGCGTGGTGTCGCCAATGTGTCGCCACGATGTGCCGCAAAAACTGGTGGTCAGCGATATACCCCCCCCCTCAAAAAACGCGCGGGGGCAGGTCGAGCGCTTTCCCCCCACACACCTTGAGGCAAACATGGTCACAGGCTTTCCCATCACAATCGGCGAGGCGCTAATCATTGCGCTTTTGCTGATCATCATCATTAGGCGGTAGACCCCCCCCTTCGATCTGGGACGAGGCGAGGGACTCTGGCATATCTTTGGCAATGCGCTGTTCCCAGACAGGCGCATGGGATTGGGGCGGGCATTGAACGACCTTGAGCAGACGCTGTTAGCGCTTAGAAACGATCCTGAGACGTTTGTGAGCCATGTTATAGGGGCGACCCCCCAGAAGTGGCAGGCGGACGCTTTAAGGGCTATCGCGGCGAATGACAAAGTTGCGATCCGCTCTGGTCACGGTGTTGGCAAGACGGCGTTTTTGTCGTGGCTGATATTGTGGTGGTTGCTGACGCGTTATCCGACGAAGATTGTTGCGACGGCGAACACGGCGCATCAGTTGAATGATGTTCTTTGGACTGAGGTTGACAAATGGGCGCGCAAGATGCCCGAAGGCTTCCGAAGCCAGTTGGACTTCAAGAGCGATAAAATCTCGCTTAACGGCTCGTCTGATAGTTTTTGCGCGTTTCGGACAAGCCGGCGCGAAAATCCAGAAGCCCTACAGGGGTTTCACTCAGAGAATATGCTTTTCGTCCTTGATGAGGCATCGGGGATTGACGAGCAGGTGTTTATTGTCGGCGAGGGCGCGATGTCCACGCGCGGCGCAAAGACTGTGATGACCGGAAACCCAACAAGGGCTGAAGGGTTTTTTTATGAGGCCTTCCACGCAAACCGCGATCAATGGGAGTGTATGCGCGTATCATGCGAGGATGGCGACTATGTTGATCCTAAGTTTGTGGCCGATATGGCGGCCAAATACGGAGAGGACAGCAACACCTATCGGGTGCGTGTGGCCGGCGAGTTTCCGACTCAATCGGATGACGTCCTTGTTCCGCTTCACTTGGTTGAGAGCGCGACGCGGCGCGATATAGAGCCGTCCCCGACGACACCGGTTGTTTGGGCGGTCGATGTTGCGCGCTTTGGCGGGGACAGATCAGCCCTTTGCAAGCGGCAGGGTCATGTGATCCTTGAGAAATGCAAAACGTGGCAAAACAAGGATTTGATGGAACTTGCGGGGATAATCCTCACAGAGTATGAGGCCACGCCTTTTATGATGCGGCCTCAAAGCATTTTTATTGACTCTATTGGGGTTGGGGGCGGATTGGCTGACCGGCTTGCGGAGTTGGATTTGCCGGCGATTGGAATTGCCGTCTCTGAAAGCCCATCTTTGAAAGAGCGTTTTACACGCCTTCGGGACGAGTTGTTTTGGAAGGCGCGGGAGTGGTTTGAGGCGCGGGATTGTCAGATCCCGAATGATGAGGCGCTGATCGCTGAGATCACCTCTGTGCGTTACAAATATCAGTCATCTGGGAAACTCAAGATTGAGTCGAAAGACGAGATGAAAAAACGCGGTATGCGTTCACCGGACGTTGCCGATGCTTTTGTGCTGACCTTCGCGCAAGAGGGGGCTTCGGCGGCAGGGCATACATCGCGTTGGTCATCGAAGAGGTCAATCAAGCCAGATACGAGGTGGGTTGTATGAGCGACAACATCATCGACTTCCCAAGCAAGGAGATGCACATCGAGTTCACTCCTGAGGATTTTGAGGGGGAAGTTGAGGATATTGCTGTCTTCGTTCAATGCCTTTTGAACGGCCTTTATGTGACCGGCGACATGAATTGGGAAGCCGGTGTTCACGCCTGTTTTATGGCGGCGTCGCATTGCGCGATCAACGCTGGTTACACGGCAGAAGAATTTAACCGCGTCGCGGCTTCTGTGAGGGCTGAAGAATATGCCGAATAAAAAAGACCCACGATTAGCGCGTGTTGGCGTTTCTGGATACAACAAGCCGAAACGCACCCCTAATCACCCGAAAAAATCGCACGTCGTCGTTGCAAAAGAAGGCGACAAGATCAAGACCATTCGCTTTGGCCAGCAGGGGGCAAAAACCGCCGGCAAGCCAAAAAAAGGCGAGAGTGATGCGATGAAAAAGAAGCGCAAGTCTTTTAAAGCGCGCCACGCAAAGAATATCGCAAAAGGTAAAATGTCTGCCGCTTGGTGGGCGAACAAGGAGAAATGGTGATGAATTACTGTGACATCTGTCCCTATCCAGCGAAATGTGAAAATCGCGGTCGCTGTCAGATTGGCCAGCCTGTTAAAGCCGCGCCTGCGGTTGCTGAAGAAAAGCCAAAGGCTGTCAAGAAGAAGGAGCGCAAATAATGTACGGCAAAAGCAAAAAAGCCGCAAAAGGTGGCAAAAAGAAACCTTATGGCAACGTGAAACTTGGGAAGTATTGCTCTAAATAACGATGTTTCTCATTCGCCAATTATCCAGACCTAAAAAAAGCGCACCCCCGCAGTTCTCCCTATGCGGTGGGTGCGTCACGCCTAAAAAATGTAAAAGCAGGGATTTTTGTGATGCCGCGACTGTATCCAAAAAGGCAAGCGCGAGAGGCAAAAAGAAATGATGGACAATGATCAACTTGGCTCTGTGGTCTCCCGCGAAATCACCGAAAGCCTGAACCATTTTGACACTGAGTTCGCGCAGGACAGGATAGATGCGCTTGATTACTATCTTGGACGCCCTCTTGGCAATGAAGTTGAAGGCCGCTCGTCTGTAATTTCGACCGAAGTCGCGGATGTCGTGGAGCAAATTATGCCGTCCATGATGCGCGTTTTTACCGGCACAGATAAGGTGGTGCGCTTCTCACCCAGAACAGAAGAAGATGTTGAAAAAGCGGAGCAAGCCACCGACTACGTCAACTTCGTTCTGCAAAACGACAATGATTATTATCGCATCCTGTATAATTTCATCAAAGACTCACTCCTGTTCAAAATTGGGGTCGTTAAGGTCGCTTGGGACGAGGTTGATGAAGTCAAGATGGAAACCTATGAAGGCCTGACCGACAGCGAATTGGCGCTCCTCTTGGCAAACCCTGATGTTGAGATTGTCGAGCAGGACACTCAGGTCGTTATCGCGGCCGATAAAGAGTTGGGCATCGAAGAAGTGGCCAACTTTGATGTCACCCTAAAGGTTAAAACAAAGTCTGGCCGCATCCGTGTTGAGAATGTGCCGCCGGAAGAGTTCTTGGTGTCCCGCCGCGCTAAATCGCTTGATGACGCACGGTTTATTTGCCACCGCACGACCATGACGGTTTCAGAATTGGTCAGCATGGGCTATGACCAAGATGAGATTGAAGCGCACGCCGGCGTGGGCGAACTTGACACAGAGCATGAGCGCCGGAAGCGTTTTGGCGATCTAGACCCAGCGACCCAATACAACTTTGTCGACCCTTCACAGCGCGAAGTTCCGGTTTATGAGTCAATCATCAAGGTTGATTATGACGAAGATGGGGTGGCGGAATTGCGCCGCGTTCTGTCAATCGGCGAGTCTGGCGAGTATGTTCTTGAGAACGATATCATCGACTATATCCCATTTGCGGTGATCTCCCCGATCCTGATGCCGCACCGTCTTATTGGCCGGTCAATCTTTGACCTAACCAAAGACCTTCAGGTGATTAAATCCACCTTGATGCGCCAGTATCTGGACAGCACTTATTTGAGCGTGATGCCGCGCATCGTTGCTGTCGAGGGTCAGGTCAACATCGATGATTTATTGGATGGGTCGGCTGGGGGCATTATCCGCACCCGCTCCGCAGGCGCTGTTCAGCCGCTCAACACTGGCGGCGTGGGCGCCGAAATACAGCCCTTGATGCGCTATCTTGACGAGGTCAAAGAGCAACGCACCGGCATTTCAAAGCACAGCGCCGGCCTTGACCCAAATGCTCTGCAATCGTCAACGGCGGCGGCTGTTGCGGCCACAGTTAAGGGCGCAAGCCAGAAAATCGAGAGCATCTGTCGAACAATCGCAGAGACAGGCATGAAAGACCTGTATCGCATCGTGCTGAAACTGGTCTCAACCTATCAACAGCAAGAGCGTGTTATTCGCCTCAGAAACAAATTTGTGCCGATTGATCCGCGCGAGTTTGAAGGCTTTGACATCACGGTCAATGTCGGTCTTGGCACGATGGATGAAGCCGAAAAGATGGGTCGCCTGATGGAGATCATCGTCAAGCAAGAGCAAATCCTGCAGACGCTTGGCGCAAACAATCCGCTCGTGTCGATGGAGCAGTATGCAAACACGCTTCGTCAATATGTGGAACTTGCCGGTTTGAAGGACGCCTCGCGCTACTTCAAAGATCCGGCAGAAATACAGATGGCTCAACAGCAAGCGCAACAGCAACAACAGCCAAGCCCTGAACTGATTAAAATCCAGCAGGACTTTGAGTTGAAGAAGGCGAAGATGGAAGCAGAGATTGCGCTTGAGCGTGAAAAGATGGTGGCGGAACTTCAACTCCGTCGAGAAGAACTATCCGCTGAGTCCCAACTCCGTGTTGCGAAAGCATTAACGGACGCGGAGATCAGCACGAACCTACCACGCGCATGAGTGAATTTGGCGAAGTCTGCGAGTTATTAGCCGCATCGGAAAAGTATGGTCACTGGAGTTTTGACAAAGTTGTTCAAACCTTCCTGTTGCCCATCGCAATGAACCAAGCGCTAGTTTTTCGCAGAAATGATGATGTGGTGGGTGTTATCACCTACGCCTATGTCAGCGATGAAGCGCTTGAAGATTTAGTGAGCGGAAAGCGGCGCATCAACGCTGATGATTGGCAGTCTGGCGAGAATATATTTTTCCCAGACATTGTCGCCCCATTCGGGTCTGTCCGTGAAATGGTGCGCCAAACTCAACAACATTTTATCAAATATTTTGGAAAAGGCGTGAAGGGACACTGGTATCGCCCCGCAAAGGAGAGGTCAGGCAATGCGACTTCGTGACATGATAAACGGCGTTGATTTCGCTGACATGATGGAACAAAGAATGTTCTGCTTTGGCTCTGACGGCGGTGATGCTGGCGGCGCTGGCGGTCAAGACGACAAAGAGCAAAAAGGCACAACCTTCGGCGTCGACGGCGTATCAAAAACAGGTAGCACATCCAAAGACGCCGCTATTGGTTACTCTGATGGCGCTGGGGGACAGGGCGCAAACTATGGCGCGCTAAAGGATGCGACATCAGAGCAAACGACGGCCGCAGTTGCGGCGGCGGAAGCGGTCGCAAAAGGTGGCGGTTCTTCATACGCACAGCAAAACGCGGTTGCAAATGCGCTCGACAATTACCAAACCGGCGCGGTTAACAACGCAGGCAATCTTACGCAAGCTGGCCAATCTCTAGTCAATAAAGCGGCCGAACAGGCGCTGGCAATGGAGAAGACTTACAAAGCGGCCGCGCCAGTTGCGGCGGCGTTTGGGATGCCGGCAGACGCAACGCCGATGACCGAAGCGGAAAAGGTCGCCCTTGACGCTGAATTGAATGCGATGCTGGGCGGGAACGTGAACGCATATGCGGGGACAACACCGCAGAACATGGGCGCTGGAAGCCCAGCAAGTGGGTCATTGACCTATAACAGTTATGACCTTGACGGCCGCGCCTTGCCATCAAAAACTGTCAACTTTGGCGGCGTTCAGCCCATCTCTTTGGCCGGTCAAGTTTTGCAGAACAATCTGACGCAAGGCGTCCCAAGTTATAATATTGATTATAACACGCCTCTTGGCACTTCGGTTGCTCCATCGTTTCCAAACCAAGCCGAAACCCCTGCGGAGATGGCCGCGCGGCTGGCGATGGAAGATGCAAACATGGTCGATATTGACCAGCCTATTGTTTTGGCCAGCGATTACACGCCGGCCATGATGGTCGATAGCGGCGTCAAGGGAGTTGGCAAACTGCCGCAAGCCCCTGTTTTGCAGGGCGACCAGTATTACATGGCGGGTCAGCCGGTAACCGATGAATTGGCGCAGTTGGCTATCAGCACGCGCGCTGACATTTATGATGCACTGCCATCACCGAACCCAAGTTTTGTCGATAAGTATGTCGGATTTATTACCGGCAAAGATCCCCGCGTTTCAGCAGGCGAACAATATGGCCGGATGTTGGCGCTTGATGGTGCAATGATTGATCCTGAAACCGGCAACATTTCTGCGCCGGCTGGATTAGGCACGCTCAACCTGAATAACTCACTTGGCATGGTGACTTACACCGGTATGCCAGACCCTGATTACACTGGCGAATATGCCAATCTTGTAAATCCGCCAGCAGAGCCGTTTGGCGGCAATGATGAGGTTGTGCCGCCAGAGACAAACCCGATGACAGGCGCACAGCGTTGCCCTGACGGATATATTTTTGACCCCGATCTGAACGCCTGCCGCATGGATACAGGCACGACAGGCGGCGTGGTCACACCAGTTAATCCTGCACCTAGCGGCATTTATTACCGCCAGACAGGATTAGATCAAGCGCCAGCAAATCTTCCTGCTGGTTTTGATTTTGACGCCGCGAACCGGCGCTTTGTGGAGTTGTACGGCTATCGTCCGGACATTTACCGCAAACCAATGAGTCTGACAGGCTTCAGGAAACTCTAAATGAACGAACCAAAACTGCGTGAGCAGGTGGATCGTGCCGCAAAAGCAGAGGCTTTGTTGCGCGACCCTATTATCGTCGAAGCGTTTGAAACGCTCGACAGAGAATTTGTGACAGCGTGGAAAGAGTCGGCGATCACTGACACCGAAGCACGCGAACACATCTACCGGCTTTTGCAAGCACTTGACGCTCTCAAGGGACACTTCAGGCAAGTCCTTGAGGACGGCAAACTCGCGAAGGAACGTCTTAAACCTTAAAATATGGAGTTAATTATGGTTCAACCCGATGCGGAAACCAATTCTTTAACAATCGAACAAGCGGCCAGCCTTCTTATGCAGACCCCACAGGGACAATCTGATGAGCAGGATGCCATGCCGCCAGATGAAGCAATTACAGATGCCGATCTGGCGATGCCTTTAGAAGCAGATGCTGATGACATTCAAGAATATGACTTGGACGAGGCGGACGCGGAAGAAGAAGATCAAGCCGACCCTGATTTTGATGAGGACGAATTTGAGGAGCAGGATGTCTACACCGTTCGTGTGAACGGCGAAGATGTTGATGTGACCCTTGAAGAAGCCCTCAAAGGATATCAGCGTGAGGCTGATTACACGCGAAAAACGCAGGAACTGGCACAAGCGCGCAAAGCGTTTGAGGCTGAACAGCAAGAATTTGAGGCTGTTCGCACTGAAACAAGCCAACTGCGAGATGCGTATGGTCAAACGCTTCAGCAACTTGAGCAACAGATGACTAACGATCTGGGTCAAGAGCCTGATTGGGATCAAGCCTATCAGAACCTTGACGCGAAGGAATATGCGAGGCTTGTCCAGAATTGGCAAACGCGAAAAGAGAACCTTCAAAAAGTGCAAGTTGAGCGTGCGCGCGTAGCGAAAGAGCAGGCGCGGGAGCATGAAAAAATCATGCGACAGCATCTGGCACATCAAAGCGATTTGATGTTGCAAAAACTGCCTCAATGGAAGGACGAAAAAGTCCGGAATAGTGAGAGGGCAGAACTTATCGCCCACGCAAAGACGCTTGGATACACAGATGATGAGATCGCTAATGCGGCTGATCATCGTGCGATTGTTGCGCTTTATGACTCATGGCAGTTGTCGAAGATCAACGCTTCGACCCCAGAGGCAAAGCGAAAGGTTCGAAACGCGCCCAAGATGGCAAAGGCTGGCGTTCCACGCTCAAAGAATGAAGTGGCTTCACGGCGGAGAGAAAAACTCCGCAAACGGCACGCAGAAGAGGGATCAATTGCCTCTGCTGTGGATCTTTTACTCAATCGCTAAAGAGAGGTAATCATGGCGACTTTAACTTCTGTCACCAAAATTGGTGAAAAAGAGGATCTTGCCGAAACGATTGCAAAAATTGATTCGGATGAGACCCCAATTTACAGCAATGCGCAAAAGCGCACCAACTCTGGCATTTTCTCAGAGTTCCTAGTTCAGGAACTGGCATCTGCCGCAACTGACAACTACCGCAACGAAGGTAGCGCGATGACTGACACCGGCATTACAGCCCTGTCGCGTCTTGGCAATTACCATCAGATCAGCACGCGCGGTTTTGTCATCAGCAAGACCGTTGAGGTCGTCAGCAAAGCGGGGGTCGAATCTGAGGTGGCCTATCAAACCGTTTTGGCGGGACTTGATCTGCGTAAAGACATTGAGAAGTCCATCGGCGACACCAACGTTGCACGCTCGTCTTCTGAGCCACGCAAATCTGCATCGCTCATCACTTGGATCACCAATGGTGATGCACCTGCAGACATGGCGTTTGCTACAGGCGATGGCACTGACACCGCCGATCTGACCGGCACAAGCCGCGCATTGACGCTCGACCAGATTGACAGCTCGATGCAGGCCGCTTGGGAGGACGGAGGCAACCCTCGACTCCTTGTGGCTTCCGCCAGCAATCGCGCCAACATCTCTGACCTAACTCAGAGCGGCACTAACTTGGTGACAAATCAGGTCAACACGACCGAACGCTCACCAATCTCCTTCAATGGGGCTGTCTCAATCCTTTTCAACGACTTCGGTCAACTTGAGGTCATTCCTTCTCGTTTTATGAGCAACGACAAGGTTTACCTGATCGACCCTGATCACGTTGCAATTGGCACGCTGAACGGCCGCAACTTCGTTGAGCAGGAAGAAAACACATTGGCTGATGGCTTCAAGCGCCAAATCCTGTGTGAATGGACACTGATGCCAGATGCGCCTAAGGCGCACGCGGCAGTAATCGGACTGTCCGGTTCTTAATCTTAGTGGGGCGGCTTCGGTCGCCCCTCTTCGTCTGGGAGACAATAATGTCAGTTAAAAAGATCATTTCAAAAGATGACGATGCCGGCAAAGAAGTGGTGATGGAGTTTGACCGTGACGGTGAAGCCACCATCATTCAAACGCAGAATGTTGACCACATCATCGAAAGCAACCGCCGGCAAGCAAACGAATGGCAGTATGGAAAACTAATTGGGAACACCCAGCGCCACCATCAAAAGGTCGCGGAGATCCCCAATCAACTCTATCTGCAACTTAAAGAGCGATTTGGACACCCAGCCGACAATCCGAAAGATTGGGCAAGGTGGCTGAACGATCCTGAGAACAAGTATTTTAGGACAGGCGGGGGCTGGCTGTAATGGCAATAACCACATATTCAGAACTGAAAACTGCGGTGGCAAACAGCCTCGCAAGATCAGATCTCACCGACCAAATCCCAGACTTTATTACGCTGGCAGAAGCGCGTCTTTCGCGTGAGTTGGAAACGCGTGACCAAGAGAAGCGCGCCCAAGCAAATTTAACATCTGGTGATGAATTTACAAGTTTGCCTACCGATCTGCGTGAGATCCGCCAAGTTAAACTGAACACCAGCCCTAATACAGTTCTTGAATATATGTCGCCGGTGTCGCTGGACAGCACTTATCCATCAACCGGCACAGGCAAGCCGCAGGCATATTCTGTTGTCGGCTCTGAGTTGAAACTGCGCCCAATCCCTGACACAGGATACACCGCAGAAATTGTCTACATTGGCGGCCTTTCCGCTCTTTCAGACACAAACACATCAAACCAAATGCTCTCGCGTCATCCAGATGCGTATCTTACCGGCGCGCTTGTGGAAGCATACCTCTATCTGATGGATGACCAGCGCGCTCAACTTTATGACCAGAAGTTCAGCCGGATCATTGAAGAGATCCGCAAAGACGAGCAACGCGCTTCATACGGCACAGGGGCGTTGCAAATCCAATCAATCTATCAACGGCAGGCCAGTATTTAAGGAGTAAAAAATGAGCGCACTTTCTGATTATGCCGAAAACAAGGTGCTGGATGTCGTCACAGGAAACGCGACATTTACTGCGCCGGCAACGGTCTATTTAGGTCTTTCAACAGCATCAATGAACGACGATGACTCTGGCACTGAGTTGTCAGGCAACGGCTACGCACGCGTAGCGGTTTCGTTCAGCGCGGCATCAGGTGGCACAACATCTAACAGCGCCGCCATTGAGTTTTCAGCCGCAACCGGCTCTTGGGGGACTGTCACGCATTGGGCTTTATATGACGCCTCAACTGCAGGCAATCAACTTTTGAATGGAGCGTTTTCGACAGGCAAAGCAATTGCCTCAGGGGATGTCCTTAAAATTAACACAGGTGATCTAGACGTCACCGCTTCTTAAGGGGTGAGTCATGCCGATCCGCAAGCCTAATCTTGATGAACTGACAGGCTCTCTTGATGCGTTTGTCGGGTCTTTTGACAACGATAGTGATCTGCTCAAAGCGGATGCAACGCTAACAAATCTGACTCTTGAGGATTTGGACGCGTTTGTGTCCAACTTTGATGCGCTCGACACCTACGGCAATGTCGATACAAACTTCACTTTCGGCATAAAAAATATGAGCGCAACGGCGAGTGTCGTTGTGACTACACAAGCCGAAATGGTCTTTGCCATTGAGTTTGACGCAAGCGTGTCATTGGCGGTTAACGCAACCGCAGATGCCAAGCGTGTTCAGTTCGACACGGCATCGGCCAGCGCATCTGTAACGGCCAGCGCCACATCATTGCGTCAGCGCTTAGATAGCGCGTCTGCCAGCCTATCGGTGACCGGAACGGCCATCGGTGTGCGACAACAGTTTGTAAGCGCATCGCCAGCACTGGCGGTAACCGGCACGGCTGTTGGCACGCGGGTGCGTCTTGCTGAAGCGTCGGTCAATGGCGTAGTCACAGCGACAAACGATTTTCACCGTTTGCGCGGGATGTCTGCAAATGTT